AATGACGAAAAACCCCAAATGGGGTTTATTTGGGGTTTATTTCTATAACAACAGACGAAAATAGGCAAACGCTGGTGTGGCGCAGTGGTAGCGCAATTGATTCGTAATCAATAGGCCAGGGGTTCAAATCCCCTCACCAGCTCCACGGAAAAAGCCGCAGGAACTTAACTTCCTGCGGCTTTTTTCTGTTTTTCTTTAGTTAAGACTTTACTTTCGTCTTCACTTTCTTTGGAAACCAAATCGCCGAACCGGTCAAACACGGCCGCAGCCTTCGCTTCAGCTGCAGAGATCACGTGGGCGTAGATATTGGCGGTGGTGCTGGTCTGAGCGTGGCCCAGCTGATTGGATACGACGACCAGAGGCACGCCGTCTGCAATCATCAGGCTGGCGTAGGTGTGTCGGAGGGAGTGCACGGTCACCTTAGGCAGCCCGGAGCGCTTCACGAAGGCCGTAAACCATTTGGTCACGCTGTCCGGGAACAGCGGGGCGCCTTCATCGTTGGTGAAGACCCGGTCGTCGGAATTCTTCCAGGCATCTCCCAGCGCCTCCTGCTGGCTGTCCTGCCAGCTCTTATACTCCAGAAGCATCAGGACGGCTGTGCGGGAGATCTTCAAGGCACGGGCGCTGCTGCCGGTTTTCGGGGTGTCCACATAGCAGCCTTCGGTGGGTACATAGTTCCAGGTCTGACGGATAAAGAGCAGCTGGTTATCCAGATCCATGTCGCACCAGCGCAGACCGAGGAACTCTGCCCGGCGCAATCCGGAGAGTAGGTCGAAGGTGATCACCGCACGCCAGCGGATATGCTCCTCCTGCAGGAGCTCCAGAAGGCGCCGGGCGTCAGGCTCGTCCAGATAGGCGGCCTTACGGTGGGCGATGCTGGGGAGATCTGCGCGCTCTGCCGGATTACGCTCGATATACTTCCATTTAACGGCCCGGAACAGGACGGCCGAAAGCGTTCTGTGGTAGGTGTGGATCGTGCCAGCCTTCAGCGGGGTGTCGTCGTGCTGCCGGGTGAAGAGCTTGTCATAGGGCACGGCCAGCTTCTCGGAGATAGTGACCGCGCAATCCTGGGCGATGGCTTTACCGGCTTTCAGCTGCCGGAAACACCAGATGGACACCCCTGTCTGCCGGGACAGCTCCGCCATGCAGGTCTTGCGCGCCTTCATCCACGCGGCGAAGTCGATTTTGGGCGCCGCCATGACGCGGACCCGCATCCCTTCTTCCTGCAGATTGGAATAGAAGGCGGCAATGTGGCCGGGCTTCAGATCCTTCAGCTTGATATGGCCGAGCGCCTGGTTGACCCGCTCCATCTTCTCCGCGTAGCTAAAGGCGGTCTTCTTCTTCAGGTTTGGCCGGGCATACTGGTTCAGGAAGATCTCCGTGAAGTCCACCAGCCGGATGTTGCCGTTCTGGGTGACCTGATGGCGCACCCGCTCCTCGAAGAGAGTGGCCTCCCGGTTCAGCGCCTTCTCGATCTGACGCTTGGTCATGCCGGGATCCGGCGTCCAGGTCATCTTCTCGCGGATCTGCTTCCCATTGACGTCATACCCGTTGGACACGATGATCCGGTAGCTGTTCCCTCGTTTTTCAATTGTGGCCATGAATAAATATAGCCTCCTTCCATTCTTGCCAACTCCGCCTGACCTGTGGTAGAATGGAAAGGCAGAGTTGGCCGGTTTACTCCTTTCAGAGTGGCTGGATATCGCTTTCGTAGTGGTTAGTGGATAAAACTTTGCAGTGCCGTCCGGGTGTGTGGTAGCTCCCGGGCGGCTTTTTTATTTGATTACGCCCGTAATCAAATGAATTACCTCAGTAATCATTTTACCAGTGAGGTGGTTTTCTTTTGAAGTCAACATAGATTACCCGAGCTGACTTAACATAGCGTCGATTGTCTCTTTTTCCTTGTAGGGTTTCAGCGCGGTGTCGACGATCTCACGAATTGGGGCATCGGCGTGCAGATAAGCCAGCACGACAAGACGGATGTTTTCGATGGCGTCCTGATCCAGATCCTGGACGGTCGAAATGATGTCATTCAGAGAGACTGCGCTATTGCGATCCATCGCTTTGTAATACAGCATCGCGGTTTTATCGCCCACAAGTCGAATGCTATTTGTGCTGTGTTCGGTACCGAAGAGCCGGAACATTTCATCTTGCGCCTTTGTGCGACCACTCTGGGACTCTTTTGAAATCTGCAGCATCAGTTCAAGGTTGTCATCAGAATTGGAGATCCAACCGAGCAGATCAGCCGCGGGCGTCCCAAGTACCCGCGCGAAGTCTTTAAGGCGCTCAATGTCCAAAGATTTAATGTCGCCGTCCTCATATCGTTTGACCGTAGTTTCGTGTAGGCCGACGAGTTCCCCCACTTTGGCTCGGGAGTATCCCTTGGCTTTCCGAGCTTCATAAAGTTTCTGGCCTACTGCCTTATTGAAATCGCTTCCCATAATGGTCACCTCACTCATAGCTTGCCCTTATAGTACAACAAACTTTACTGTAATGCAAGAATTTTTAATAGAAAATCAAAAAAACTTGCATACAGGTATTGACATATCCTGAACGGTAAGCTATTATCATATTAAGAAACTTGCATGGTGCGCAAGTTGAAAGGAGGTAAATGAAATGCCGAACCTGGACAAGCTTAAAGGAATCATGGTCGAAAAAAGCAAGACGTACGCTGATGGTGCGCGAATTATTGGGTGCTCCGTCACCTCTTTTTCGGCAAAAATGAATGGGAAAAGCAATTTTACTGTGCCGGAAGCCAATGATCTGAGTAATGCCCTTGGTCTCTCCAAGGAAGAGAGGGCTGCTATTTTTTTGGCCTAAATCTTGCATATTATGCAAGATTTGAGACGCACTGACCCCTACGAAAGGAGGAGAGCCCTGTGGCTGAGGATAAAAAATCCGCCCCTGCTTGGCTGGAGCAGGAGCGGCGCAAATGGCTTCGGTTCGAGCTAGTAACTGACGACCAAAGGCAGATTGAAGAGTTGAATTCAGTTCTGAATAAGGCGCATCTCACGCGCCGGGAGCTGGCAGTCATCGTGGCAAGTCTTCGCGTTCGACCTGGATTCGCGCTGAAAGATTTTGATATTTGAACGCCAGATAGCCAAGCGTATCACGCAGATCCTCCAGGCTCTTAATCCCGGAGTATATGGCAAGAAGTTCCCGATGGGGCGAGTACTGCCAGAGATTTACGGTGTAGCTGCTCGTGCCGAAAAAACCGCAGACCTCAAACTCGAGTTTATCATTGATGGTTCTGCAGATGCTCTCCACCGTATCGCGCTTCGCAATGTAATACGGATCGCCCAGATACCGACACGCGGCGTTAATCGTCGCAATTCCCACTTTTTCACCCCCTTCCGTTTACAGTCTACCACCTGCTGAATGGGAGGACAAGGCTAACCACTACGAAAGGAGAATGCCTATGCCGCGTATGAGGACAGCGGCCAAGGCGCATGAGCTGATCTTGCAGGAGGATCCCGACACCGAGATCACTCTGAGTTACATAAGAAGGCTCATCGCCACCGAGGCCGTCCCCGTTATCCACGTCGGGCGAAAGAAGCTGGTCGATGTAGATCAGCTCCTCGCATACCTCGCCGCCGGGAACAAGCCATCTACCACTGAGCCCACCCCCGGATACGGCCATCTGAGACGGGTCGAGATTTGACCCGATAACTGAAAGGAGAAACCACCATGGAAAAGTATTCCCCCATTGTTCTGGACGCTGACTGGATGCCTACCCCCGCTTTTGAGAACCCCCGTCGATGCTCTGACCCTATCGAGTACCACAAGCGAGTCATGCGCCGCCAGCAGCGCCAGATCGAGCGCAGGGCGCGCCGCTTCGACCGTTTTGTGCGGAACCTGTTTCGGTTTGCGGTGACCTTCTACATCATCGCCGTAACCATCGCCCTGCTGGTCGGCTGACCCCATAAGTTGCCGGCCCTCTGCCGGGTGGTGCCGCTCATCGCCGCCCGAGTCCTCCCGTATGTAAGCCGGGCGCATCGCCGTCTCGACCCCCACGGCGGTGCATCCGGCAGAGAGCCGGATACTTGAAGTCAAAAATACTTTGAAAGGAAGTGACCGCATGAAGCTCCACCTGCAGTTTCGGAACGAAACCAAGACCTGCTATCGCTTTGAACGCCGCGACAGCACCGGCAATCTGACCACGCTCTATCTGAAGAAGAGCGACATCCATGAAGCTGGCATCGATCCCAAGAAGGGTATCGTCGTCACCATCGAAGAAGCCGAATAACAAATAGGAGGAAACCCAAATGAACACCACTTTCACCATCAACGTGCAGGG